CCTCAAGAGCAGAAACGCCAGAAGCTTTAGCAGGAGTACACTCAGAACACGTTATGTTGATTGTAGACGAGGCTAGTGGTGTGCCAGAGCAAGTATTTGAGGCTGCTGCTGGCTCTATGTCTGGTCATAATGCGACTACGATTATGTTGAGCAACCCTACTAGATCTAGTGGTACATTTTTTGAGAGCCAGAATAGGCTTGCTGATAGCTGGTGGACTAGGCGTTGGTCATGCGTAGATAGTCCTTTGGTGAGTGATGAGTTTGTCGAAGAGATGAAGCTGCGCTATGGTGAAGACAGTAATGCCTTTAGAATCAGAGTGTTAGGAGAATTTCCACAGGCTGACGATGATACAATTATACCGTATCACTTAGTTGAGAATGCGATACATCGTGATGTTGAGGGTGATGAAGATTTGCCAAGTGTGTGGGGTTTAGACGTTAGTAGGTTTGGCAATGACAAAACTGCGTTGTGCAAGCGGCAAGGTTCTATTGTGACTGAAATGAGGTCTTGGTCTGGTTTAGATTTGATGCAGACTGTTGGTCGTGTTGTTGCAGAATATGAAGGTTTGCAGCCATCCAGACGGCCTAGAGAAATACTTGTAGATAGTATTGGTCTTGGTTCTGGTGTTGTTGATAGGTTGAGAGAGCTAGAGTTGCCTGTTCGTGGTGTTAATGTTGCCGAAGCGCCTAGTATGGGTGCTACATATTTAAATTTGCGTAGTGAGTTATGGTTTAAGACTAAGGGTTGGTTTGAGGATCGTGCTTGTAAGTTGCCAAAAGACGATCAGTTATTAGCGGAATTGACAGGTATTAGATATAGCTTTACGTCTAGTGGTAAGATGAAAGCTGAAAGTAAGGATGAGATGCGTAAGCGTGGATTAGCGTCACCTGACTTAGCTGATGCACTTTGTTTAACGATGGCAAGTGATGCTGCAACTGCATTATCTGGAGCATTTACTAGCTGGAAGGGCGACATAAAACGCAATTTGCGTGGCATTGCATAATGTGGTATGTGTTTAGAAAAATAAAGGAGCTTATTATGCCGAGTGGTAAGGGTACTTATGGTTCTACAATGGGTAGGCCGCCTAAAAAAACGACTAAGAAAAAGAAAAAAACTAAAAAAGCTAAGAAAAAATAATGTCTTTATATAGAAATATTGCTAAAAAGAGGGCTAGAATTAAAGCTGGTTCTGGTGAGAAAATGCGTAAAAAGGGTGCAAAAGGCGCACCTTCTGATAAAAACTTTAAGGATGCAGCAAAAACAGCTAAGAAGCGTCCTAAGAAGAAAAAATCTAAAAAGGGTAAGAAGTAATGGCTGAAGAACGTAAAGATCGTAAAGATATGACGCACTCTGAAAAGATTGCAGATCATTACAGAATACTTGGTCAAGATAATCCTTTTGCTGGAATTCATAGTGGGCAAGCTAGGGCAAGAAAAAGCAGTGGTGGCTTAGGTTCTAACAAAGGTGCAGCTAGATATGAGCGCACTTCTGCTGAAGATAGAGCCGCAGCTAATTCTGATGGTAGGTATGGTTATTTTGATGAGCGTAATAAGCGTTACGTTCCTGCTTTATTTGATGCTATGGATGGCGGTGGTTTTGACACTCGCGGTGATACTTTTAAGGGCGGTATTTTTAGCGGTATGCTAAATGACATTGGAATAAAGCCATATGGTTCTGAGATGGAGCGTGCTATGGTTAGCCCTAATACTTCACCTATTGTTCAGGCTGTTTCTGGAGCCATACCAAGGCCACAAATTAGGCCCAACAACCCACCATCTCCATCATATGCAAATATGAATATGGGCGAAGCTGGTCGTGGTTCTATGCCTTCTACACCATCTCCATCATATGCAAATATGAATATGGGCGAAGCTGGTCGTGGTTCTATGCCTGCCCCTACCCCATTGCCTTATGGAACTATGGATGTAGGTGAAACTGGTCGAGGTTCTTTACCAAACCCACTTAGTGGGCCTACATATGATATGCCCATTGATTCTCGTCAGCCAAATTTTTCTGCGACATCTCAATCAACAGGTGATTCAGATTTTGATAAATTTATGGATTTGGTCAAAAATAATCCTTATATGCCAAATAGAACTATGGAAGACAATTATAAGATTTATTTAAATATGAAACAATCGGGTAGCCTTGGTCAGTTTATGTAATGCCACGAAAAGCTGAAAAAGCCATACGCAAAACAACTAAAGGTAAAGGGCGAAACTATCGAACAGTAAAAGAAGGTGCTGGCATGACCGCAAAAGGTGTTGCCGCACATAGAAGAAAAAACCCAAAGTCGAAACTAAAAACGGCTGTAACAAAAAAGAAAAACTTAACTGCAAAAGACAAGGCTCGTAAGAAGTCATTTTGCGCTAGGTCTAAAGGTTGGACAGGTGAACGTGGCAAAGCTGCTCGTAGAAGATGGAATTGTTAGATGGCGTTAACGACTTATGATGAGCTAAAAGCTAGTATAGCTGATTTTTTAAACAGAGATGATTTAACATCAGTAATACCTGATTTTATTACACTTGCTGAAACTGGAATGAATAGAGAGGTTAGGCATTGGCGTATGGAGAAACGTGCTAATGCTAATCTTGATACTCAATATACAGCTTTACCCAATGATTTTTTAGAGCCTATTCGTATGTCATTAAATACTGCGGATACAAATACTTTAGAAATGGTTAATGCTTTTCAAATATCTAATTTAAGGGCGCAAAACCTTAATACAAGTGGTAGGCCAGTAAACTTTGCTATACTCGATGGTAGTATTGAGGTATTTCCAACGCCTGATGCGTCTTACACTTTAGAGATGCTTTATTATGAGAAAATAGATACATTAAACTCTGGAAACACATCAAATTGGATTTTGTCTAATTTTCCTGATGCTTATCTTTATGGCTCTTTGGTTCACTCTGCGCCATATTTACAAGAAGATACTCGCGCAAATACTTGGGCGGCATTGTATCAAAAGGCAATTAATGATATTAATTTGGAAAGTGAACGGTCAAAAACTAGCGGCTCTGGTCGCAGAATGAAGATAAGGAGTTATTAACATGGCAACTATAGCAGACAGAATACTAGATAATGGATTAACGATCCTTGATACTGAGGCAAATAGAGTAGATATTACTTCACAAGAAAGCACAACATATGCTTCAGCAACTTCTACGCATACGCTTGGTAATGCTACATCTATAGCAATATCGGCCCCAGCGGATCGAACGGGCGGTGGTCGTAAAGTAACGCTTTCAGCTATATCAAATGGAACAGTTTCAGGTACAGGAACCGCCACACATTATGCAATAAGCGATACAACAAATTCTAGATTATTAGTAACTGGCTCTCTCACAGCAAGCCAATCTGTTACATCTGGCAACACATTCTCATTAGAAGCATTAGACGTTGGTATCCCTGACCCTAGCTAGGAGTTAATAAATGGCTAACGTGCTAGCAAATCGAGTAAAAGTCGCAACAGCAACAACTGGCACAGGCACAATAACGCTTGGCTCTGCTATAACTGGTTTCCAAACATTTGCCGATGGCGGTATCAGTAATGGTAATATTGTCAGATACACAATCATAGATGGCGATGCTTTTGAAATTGGCACTGGTACATACACTAGTAGCGGCACAACTTTATCTCGTACATTAACTGAAAGTTCTACTGGCTCATTGCTTAATCTTTCTGGCTCTGATGTTGAAGTATTCATTACCGCTGCAAATGAGGATTTGGTTTTAAAAGATAGTAGTGGAAATGTTGGTTTAGGAACCAATACACCTACTGATAGCGCATGGAACGATGCAGCATATGGCAACACAGAATTTGCCGTTGATGGTAACGGTGGATATGGGGTTATACATTTAAGGGGTGATGGCGCAGGGAGTACAAATGCTCGTTTTTCAATGGGAGTTGGAGACACTAAATTTTATATGGCTTATGATGACGTAGCTTCGGCTCATAGGCTCACAATAGATAGTAGTGGAAATATATCTGTAACTGGTACTGTTGACGGTCGTGATTTGGCGGCTGACGGAACTAAGCTGGATGGGATCGCAAGTGGCGCAACTAACGTTACAAATACAAATCAGCTTACAAATGGTGCAGGATTTATTACTAGTGCTGATGGTGGTAACGCAGCTACCCTTGATAATATAGACAGTGCATCATTCCTCAGAAGTGATGCAAATGATACTACAACTGGTCAACTTAATGTTGATGCTGAATTAAGAATTACTAATGGTAATGCTACGGTTACTCATTTTAATTTAAGTAATGCAAACACTAATTATATAAGAGGCACTACCACATATATTGATACAACTTTGGACTTAAATGGTAACAATATAAATGATGTTGGTTCGATTACTATTGGCGATGGCTCTGCACAAACTGAACTACTAATAAAAAAAGCTGACAACAACGAGTCAGATCACCTTCAGTTTTACAACGGTACAACTAGGGTTGGAGAGATTGGTTGCCACGACACAACTTGGCTTCGCATTAACCAAAGTACAGCCACAAACATCTATACGCCCAGATATATGAGGGCAGATGGTGGCTTTTTTGTTGACGGTGTTGCCAAAGGAATAAACGGCTCAGGAAACTTTATTGGCGGTACTATAGCTGGCGCTTCTGATTACGGCACACTTCTCAGAAGTAATACTGCTGACACAATGAGCGGAGAATTAACCCTTAGCCATTCAGGTGACCAAAAGATTGTTTTGTCAGGTTCTTCTACTCCTTATATTAGGTGGCAAGAAGGCACTACTAATAGAGCCTACATACAATGGAGATCTGATACTAACTCTCTTAGATTTAGAAACGAAGAAGCAGACAACTTTGAATTTATGACCCATGACGCAAGTGGGGCCTTAAATATAAGGCTTATGGGAAGTGATAGTGATATTTGGGGTTCTGTTTACGCTGATAATAATCAAAGAATTGGCTTTTTAGATGAAGGTGGCAGTTGGGCTTATCGTATTTCAAACGATAGTTTGCATGAGTGGTTGATTGGTACTAGTATTGAAATGTCTTTGTCTACATCTACGTTGGACATGAAGGGCAATACTATCACCGAAGTTGAGGACATTGGTCTCAGAGACAAGCTATACCACGATGGTGATACAGATACATATCTTGAGTTTGATAATAACACAATTAATCTGGTTACTGCTGGATCTGCTGAAGTAACTATTGACAGCACAGGTGTCAGATTAGGCGACACTGGAAATGGCTACTTTAGACCAGTATCAGGTGACTACGGTTCCATTGAGATAGACGGTGGCGCTCATAGTAGTTACGAAGGTTATTCCATTGGTGGTCGTGCTGTGTTTATGCACAACAACGGTACTACTACGGGCCTATTTAACGATGTAAATAATCATTGGATGTTTGTTGGGATACATAATGGAGAATCTCGTATGTATAATGCTGGGGTTCAGAAGATATATACTTACGCTAGCGGGGGTCGAATAAGTGGTAATCTGCTCGCATCAACAAACGTATACGCATATTATTCAGATGAACGATTGAAAGCTAAAGACGGGATTATTGAAGACGCTTTAGGTAAAATTAATAGTTTAGAAACATTTTATTATTACGAAAATGACTTAGCCAAATCTTATGGATATGAGAATGATAAGCGTCAGCTTGGTGTATCAGCCCAACAGATTGAGGCCATACTTCCAGAGTGTGTAGCCCCTGCCCCTTTTGACTTAGAGACAGACAACGAAGGTAACGAATGGTCTAAATCTGGAGAAGATTATCTGACCGTAGATTATCCTCGATTAGTTCCTCTATTAATCAAAGGTATTCAAGAGCAGCAAGATCAGATTGAAATGCTTAAAAATCAAGTCAAGGACCTAAAAGATGCCATTACCAAGTAGTGGTCAAATTGATTTAAATGCCATGCACGTTGAGGCTGGTGGAGGTAGTGGTGTTCAAGCATCATTAAATGATAGTGATATTCGTGGATTGATTAATAAAGGCTCTGGCTCACAGATGGCATTTTCTGAGTGGCATGGTGCAAGTGCAAATCCTTCAGCGTCAGGTGGTTCGGTGTCCACCTCTGGCGGCTACACATATCACACATTCACCTCATCTGGCACGTTGAGCGTATCGACAGGCGGTGACATGGATTACTTAATAATTGCTGGCGGTGGCGGGGGAAATGTAAATGCGGGAGGTGGAGGCGGTGCTGGTGGTATGCGTTACGGTTCAACTTCAGTCACGACAGGCAGCAAGTCAATAACAGTAGGTGGTGGCGGCTCCAATGTTTCAAATGGTAGCAACTCAAGTTTTAACGGAATAACCTCAACGGGTGGGGGTAGAGGCGGAACATGGTCTAATACAACTGGTGCATCAGGCGGATCTGGCGGAGGAGGCGGCGGTAATAATGGCCTTTCTGGTGGTAGTGGATCGTCAGGCCAAGGAAATTCTGGAGGAAGTGGTTACGGAATAGGATACGGCGGCGGTGGCGGGGGTCGTGCTGAAAGCGGAAATTCTGATGGAAATGGTCAAGGTGGCGACGGTGTCAGCTATTTTGGGGCCACGCGAGGCGGCGGCGGTGGTGGATCTAGGGATGATTATAATACTTCCGCTGGTGGTTCTGGGGGTGGGGGAACAGGGGGCCATCGAGGTTCGACTGGTCAAACTAATGGGTCTGCAAATACAGGAGGCGGCGGAGGAGGGCTTCGATGGAGTAGCGCCTCTCGCGCAGGCGGATCTGGAATAGTTGTAATTAGGTATCCAAGTTAAAGGGATTGTTATGGCACACTTTGCAGAATTAGATGAAAACAATGTTGTTCTTCAAGTTGTTGTTATCAATAATGATGATGTTTTAAGTGAGGATGGAGTTGAAAGCGAAGCAGTTGGGATAGCTTTTTGTAAAGATTTATTTGGTCAAACTACAAACTGGAAACAAACGTCATATAATAAAAACTTTAGGAAAAATCATGCCAGTGTCGGCGGCTTTTATGATGCAGATCAAAATGCTTTTTATCCTTCAGTAGACGCAAGGCCATTTCCAAGTTGGTTATTAAATTATCAAACAGGAATGTATCAAGCCCCAGTCCCACATCCTAGCGGTAGTGTAGACGGAACTGGCGCAGGGTATGATTGGGACGAAGAAAAACAAGAATGGGTTTATAGTCCTGATCCAACTTAATAAATTAATTTAGGAGAACAAAATGACAGAAAACAAAGATAATATAGTCAACATCAACGGTGAAGAATTTAACGCTAATGACTTCGATGACAAACAAAAATACTTAGTTGCTCAGTGTAAAAGTTGCCAAGACAGGGTTGGTAAAATCAAGTTTGAATTGGATCGCGAGAGTGCGGCTTTAGATCATTTTACTAGCGCCTTGATTGCTACCATTGAGGCAAGTAAAAACGAAAATAAAAAGGCTTCCTAACAAATGCTAGGTTTTGCACCATTAGCCGCTGGCCCACTAGCTGATACAGGCGATGATGGCGTTGTAAATCTTACTGTCAATGATGTTTTGACTGGCAATCCAACAGTTGCCACTAGTGCAATAACACAAGTTCACACTTTATCAGGTGTATATACGCCCAACGCGCCTCCTGCTCCAGTCTTAACAATGTTTGAGGATGAAACCTTTGCTGCGCCTAATGTGCTAACTGGCAGTGTTCGCGTTGGAACGGCTACAATCACTGAGGTAAACGGATTTAGTGTTTCAGATGTTAATTGTGGCAACCCAACGATTGCATCATCTGGTATTAGCCAAATTCACACACTTTCAACTCCAAATTTAGACACTGGAAATGTTAGTGCTGCAACGTCTGCAATTACGCAAATCCATAATATTACTACTAATAATGTTACAACTGGTGCAGTTAGCTTACCAAATATTGACCTGACTGAAGATCATAAGTTTAGTACTGCCGATATTACTTTTGGCGCTCCTACTGTGCCAACAACTGGCATTGCTCAAGTACACACGTTAAGCAGTGCAGAAATTTTAACTGGCATTCCAGTGGTGGATACCACAGATGCAGACATTGTTTATATTCTACTATCAAATGATGTTAATAGCGGTGCGCCATCAATATCTAATGCTGTAGTGACGCAAGGTCACAATTTACTATCAAACAATGTAACTGGCGCAGCGCATACAATTAGCACGACTATTATACGTCAAGACCATAAGCTTGCGTCCTTAGAAATAGCTTCTGGATCATTTGATGTTCCGCAAGCCAGATTTCCATTTATGGAAATTTATATTGCATCAGAAACTTACACAGATATTACAGAGCCAACAAGTAATTGGACTGATATAAACGAAACAAGTGAAACATGGACTGACGCTGCATAAAATGTTAATGTGCAATAAATTAGGAGATTAATATGGCTATTACGATAACCAAACCTACAGTTGGCGGCAATGAGGACACTTGGGGGGCAACTATTAATACAGCCCTTGACACAATTGTTAATGGTGTAAATGGGACAAGTGGCACAACAGCACCTAATCTTTCTACATTAACAATTAATGGAACAAACGTCACCTCTACTGCCGCAGAACTTAATAAGTTAGATGGATTTACTGGCACAGCTACAGATTTAAACTACGCAAAAGATTTAAGGGCAACTG